TTACAGATTTTATGAGCAGAAGGCGACAGCTCCAGATCTGGGCATATCGACACCGCAGGGCTTGGAGTGGCTTTCCACTATCAACGGCTGGTGCTCCAAGGCAGTGGATAACCTCGCAGACCGTCTCCAGTTTGACGGATTTGAGGATGACACGTTCGAGTTCCAGTCAATGTTCGACCAGAACAACCCTGATATCTTCTTCGATGATGCGATGCTCTCGGCTTTGATCAGCTCGTGTTGCTTCGTGCTGGTTACGAGAGGCACGGAGACTCAGCTCGGACAGAGGATCCGCTTTCAGATCATCGACGGATCCAACGCGACAGGAATCATCGACGACTACACCAAGCTCCTGACAGAAGGCTATGCCGTTCTCGATCGCGATGAGAACGACGGTGTCAAGAGCTGGGCATACTGCACACCGGGCAGGACGGAGATCTATGTCAAAGACCAGCCCGACAAGCCGATAGCAGTGGAGACCTTCGATTCTGCTTACTGTGCTCTGGTCCCGATCATATACAGACCCGATGCAAAGAGACAGTTCGGACACTCGCGCATCTCCAGAGCTTGCATGGACTATGCAAAGTCCGCTATGAGAACGATTAAAAGGTCAGAAATTGCCGCAGAGTTCTATTCGTTCCCTCAGAAGTACGCGACCGGACTCTCCGACGATGCAGAGATGCTCAATTCATGGCAGGCTTCCATGTCGGCTATGCTGACCTTCACCAAAGACGAGGACGGCGAGAAGCCGACCCTCGGACAGTTCCAGGCAGCTTCCTTCACTCCGCACCTCGAACAGCTCAAGGCTATTGCTTCGATGTTCGCCGGAGAAACAGGACTGACACTGGATGATTTAGGCTTCGTTACGAGTAACCCTTCAAGTGCTGAAGCCATCAAGGCAGGGCATGAAGGACTGAGACTGACCGCTACCAAGGCACAGAGGTGCTTCAGCGTAGGCTTCAAGAATGTTGGTTATATCGGAGCCTGCATCAGAGACGAGAGGGCATACCTCCGAGAAGAACTCTTTGAGACGAAGGTGCTCTGGAAGCCGACATTTGAGCCTGATGCTCAGATGCTCTCGGCAATCGGTGACGGTGTCCTCAAACTTAACCAGGCATTTGAGAACGGCAGCGGCTTCATCGACGAAGGCCGTATGAGAAGACTGACAGGTATTGAGTAAATGGCACAGGTAACTTATGACGAGATCAAGAAGGCTTTCCAGGAGACTGTTGACTCGGACAAGAAGTGCATAGACCTCTATAAGCAGATACGAGCTGGTGATGCCTCTTATGGTACAGCTTCACTGCTCTCGGCGAGGATAGGCGAGGACCTGGGCAAGATCCTTATCAAGTACGCACCGGATATGACCATTGACGAGATAGACCTTGACGACATCCTGCCGAGAGTCCTCGGGCTTGATCAGAGGATGGTGACAACCGCCTGCGAGATAGTCCAGAAGGACATGAACAAGGATGCGGGGCTCGGCATCAAGTACAAGTCACCGAAGTTCGACATGGACAGAGTGGCTGGCCTGATAGACGAGGTCAAGAGCCATGAGAACTTCGGAGACATCAAGGATGCCTTCGTTGACCAGCTCGCCAACTTCTCGCAGAACATCGTTGACGAGTCCATCAGAGTCAATGCGCAGACCATGTTCAAGGCTGGCATCAGGACGATGGTCGTCAGGCAGGCCGAAGCTGGTGCCTGCCCTTGGTGCCTGGAACAGGCAGGGTCTTATGACTACAACGAGGTCAAGGACACTGGTAATGACGTATGGAGACGGCACGACAACTGCCGATGCACCATAGATTACATTACGGAAAGGAACTCTTCCCTCTATACGGAGAGGGTGGAGAACTTCAAAGAGTGAGGTGTTAACCATGCAGACACGATCACGAGATAAGCCACAGGAGGTAATCAAACACAATGAGTAGGGTGGGAAATCAGATTCCCACTCAATCTGTGATATTACCGTACGAGAAGTCATACGGTGATCAAGCTGTCCAACTGTATAACAAAAGCGGAAACACAGCGCAGGACTGGCAGTCTCTTCTGTCCTACGACATCATGGCCGTTAACGATGACGGACTCTGGGTTCATACCAAGTTCGGATTCGCGGTCTCTCGTCGTAATGGTAAGACAGAGATCTTGACCATCCGCTCCATGCTGGGTCTGGGTCGCGGTGAGCACATCCTGCACACGGCGCATCTGACCGACACGGCACACGTTGCCTGGGAAAGACTGAAGGCAAGGCTCGAGTATCTCGGCCTTGATATCAAAGTCACTCGAGGCTACGGCAGGGAGAGTATCTCCATACCGGAGACAGGCGGTGTCATAGATTTCCGTACAAGAACGAGCGTAGGTGCTCTCGGCTCCGGTTATGATCTCCTGATCATAGACGAGGCTCAGGAGTACACGAAAGAACAACAGACCGCGCTCAATTACGTCGTGTCGAGTTCCAAGAACCCGCAGACGATAATGTGCGGTACTCCGCCCACGGCCGTCAGTAAGGGAACAGTCTTCCGCGATTTCCGCGACAAGACACTCCAGGGAGAAAGTATCAACGCCGGATGGGCGGAGTGGTCTGTTGACCACAAGACCAACGTCAAGGACAAGGATGCGTGGTATCTCACGAATCCGTCACTGGGCATGATCCTCACCGAGAGAATCATCCAGGACGAGATAAACGGAGACGACCTCGACTTCAACATCCAGAGGCTCGGCTTGTGGATCCGATACAATCAGCAGTCAGCGATAAGCGCTCCCGACTGGGATGCGCTCAAGGTGGAGACCTTGCCTGAGCTCAAGCCTCCGATCTACGCAGGCGTGAAGTTCGGCAGGGATGGTCAGAACACCTGCCTTGCCATCGCGGTTAAGACCGAGGATGGCAGGATCTTCGTTGAGGGCATTGATTGTAAGGACCAGCGCGAAGGCAACGGTTGGATAATCAACTTCTTACTGAAGGTTAAGGCAAAAGCGGTCTTGGTAGACGGTGCTTCCGGGCTCGATACATTCCTGAAGGAGTGCAAAGAGCAAAAGCTCAAGAACGTGAAGTCGGCGACCACCAAAGAAGTTATCCAGGCATCATCGGACTTCGAGACCGCCATAGCTAATAAAACGCTTTGTCATAATGGCCAGCCTGCCATGCGACAGAGCGTTTCTAATTGCCAGCACAGGGCAATCGGAAGCGGTGGCGGTTACGGATACAAGACTCTTGATGACGACATCGAAGTCGCCCTCATAGAGTCGGCAGTTTTGGCAACTCATGCGTGTGCTACGGCTAAAGAAGCCAAGAAGCAGCGCATTGGTTACTAAATATATTTTACGTTACCGAACGGATTGAATCGGGGAAAGGACAAAACCATGTCAGAAGAAACAAAACAGGAAGGCTTCAAGCCAATCGAATCACAGGAAGAGCTCGACAACATCATCAAGGATCGCCTGAAGCGCGAGCGTGAGTCCACGCAGAAGAAGTACGAAGGCTGGATATCTCCGGATGACCACCAGAAGGCACTTGATGAGGCTAACAAGGCACTTGATGACTACAAGAAGGCTCATGAAGGAGACGAGCAGACTATTGCAGACCTCACAGCGAAGAACAAGGCTTACGAGACAGCCACATTAAAGTCTCGGGTAGCTCACGAGGTCGGCCTTTCTTACGAGTGGATAGGCAGAATCAGCGGAGACGACGAAGAGTCTATCCGTAAAGATGCCGAGTCGCTCAAGAAGCTGGTCGGTAATGGCGCTCAGCCGTTGCCCACCAAGAACACAGAGTCAGGTGAGAACGTGGATCCCAGCGCAGCTTCGATCAGATCCGTTCTCAATGGCATAAAAACATCTTAAAGGAGAATCATTATGGCATTCACATCAACAGGTTTCCCGGCTGAACTGGTCAAGGAAGTATTTGTAGGCGCAAAGGGCAAGTCCTCTATTGCTAAGCTCTCAGGTCAGACACCTATCGCTTTCAGCGGTACAGACGTTATGACATTCTCTCTCGCTGGTGAGGTTAACCTCGTAGCAGAGGGTGCAGCTAAGGCTTCACACACAAACTCCAACGACGTTAAGCACATCGTACCTCTCAAGATCGAGTACGGCGCTCGTGTATCTGACGAGTTCGTTCGTTGCTCTGAAGAGAAGCAGCTTGCTTACATCAGAGGCTTCAACGATGGTTTCGAGACAAAGATCGCTCGTGGTATCGACATCATGGCTATGCACGGTGTTAACCCTGCAACTGGCGCTCTCGCTACTACACTCATCGGCGACAACTCTTTCGACACAAACGATGACGTAACTTCTGTTACTTACACATCTGCTGATCCTGAAGCAAACATCGCTTCCGCTCTCGCTGCTATCGGCGACTACGACATGAACGGTGTTGCTATGTCCAAGACATTCGCAGCAGACCTCGCAGCTCTCAAGGTTAACGGTGTA